TCTAAGGAGCCATTCCACGGCCCCATAGTCGAGGCCGATAACGCCGCCAGCACTTGCGCGCCATTGCGTTTGCAGCCTGGTAAACATCAGCACCGCATCCCAGTTCTCCGGCCACACCTCAAAGTGCTCCGGCTCAGGCTGCTCAACGACAACGCCAAACGCTTTAGCGTCGTCATCCAGATGTTCTCCATTGTCACGGCCACCGCTTGCCCAATACTCGGCGGCCTCTATCAGTTTTTTCGTTTGCCCTTGCTGAGGCTGTCCAGCCAAGCACTCACGATCGCAGCAGCGACCAGGGGCACGTTTAACAGGTCGGCCTTGGCCTTCTCGCTGAACGGCACATCCTGGCCCTTGCCGTCTTGAATGCCTGCCCATCCGGTCAGCACTTCGCCGCAGAGCTCATCATCAGTCAGGTCGCCTGACTGAATCAGATCCCAGATCTCGCGGATCCGCTGCTGCGGAAGCCGCTTGAACTCGGCGTCAAAGGACTGTTTGTCGAACCGGCCACCATCGACGGGAAACTCGACGGTGACCGGCCAGCTGTATGACTCGCTCTGAGACAGAACGAATGCCATTCGGGGCTCCTATGGATCAGGTAAAGGCCAGGGAGAACTCGTCGTTACCAGCCGTAGTGGGCAGTGCCACGTAGGGCAGGTTCAGCATCGCAATGCCGTTCTGCTCGGAGTAGGTCGGCTGGGTGACGTCTGCCTGGGCTGCCGTGAACGTTACCCGGTTGCCGGCAGTGGTGCCATGCAGGAAGGTGAGGTTCCCGGTGGTATTACCCAGCGCGAGAGTGAAATAGTCCTTCGTGGCGATTGTTGGGGCTTCGATCACCACCTCGCCGGCAGGCTTGCGATCGGTCAGCAGCACCTGCTTAGTGCAACCAACCAATTCCTGGTAAATGATCTCATTTGCCAGATTGAACGTCACCGAGCTCAGGCAGCCGCTATAGCTGAAGAACTGGAAGGCGGAAGTGTTGCCTTCCTTGAAGATCAGCGGGGTGGCTTGGTTTGAGTAAGTGACCGTCGGTGCCGCTGTGTCGGTCGGCGCGTTATAGATACCGGTCAGCTCAAACTGCAGCGTCGGGATCTGCCCGAGCTGGCAGTTCATCGACACCGTGCCACGGGCGCCGGTCAGCTTGTGCTGCACACCGTCGAGGTTGTAGACGATCGTGCAGGAGCTGAAGCTGGAGCTCACCGGCGCATAGGTGACGCTGGTGCTGGCCACGATGGTGGAGGCCATGCCGCAGGCTTTCAGCAGGGCGTCGTAGCGCGGAGCGGTGCCGGCAGTGCCGGAGCCAGCCAGCTCCACCTCAAAGCTGCAGCGCACGCGAGCGTTAGCCAGCAGTTGATCGCTGTTCCCGTAATAGGGGCGGATCAGATCGCGGGAGACAACATCAGCCTCCAGCGGGGTCACCTCCAGTGATCGCACCAGCACGGCGTCAGAGCCGGCCGGGCTGCTGTCGGTGCCGTAGGTCGATTCAGTCTTCGCCAGGATCAGGCGTTTGCGGCTCAGGAGCGGCATTGCTCGTTACCTCAGGTTGGGGTTCGGAGGGATTGGCCGGCTCTGTCCGCTCGAGGAGCTTCCGCTTGCCGGTTTTGGGGTCCAGCAGGTAAGTCCCGCCTTGGCCCCAGTGTTCATCAACCATCGTAGCCATGCTCAACTCGCCAGGTTAGTGACACTGGTGCGATACAGAACACGATAGTCGCACTGGATCTCACCAGCTGCGCCATCGGCCTCGGTGAATATGAACGTGACGTTGGTGGGTTGTACGTCGTAGGCGTATCCGCCCAACGTGAGATCAGCCATCAGCTTTGAATGCAGACTCTCGATAATCGGGTCTGCCACTTGGTCGGGGGTGGCGCCGCGCACGATCACCGTCACGCGCACGATCATCGACCAGTCGAGCGTCGGCAACGCCGTGTTCTGCGCTGCGCTGTCACTGATCGGTTCGACCACAATGGCCGGGCTCTCGGCCCTGCTTATCGGCTCTACCCGAGTGCGATAGATCCTGGTGCTCACGCCGGTGGTGCCGGTGAGCGCCGTGCGGATCGCGGCCAAGATGCTCTCGCGCTTGGTGGTCATACCTTCTGTAGCCCGATCTCTACGAATGCCCCATCATCGAGCAAACGCGTCTCTCGCACCTGGTAGGCCACGCCGGCCACGGTGATGCTGTCGCCGTACTTGAGGCCGCCGAAGTCAGCAGTGCGAGCCGTTAGCGAATAGTCAGTGGTCAGCACCATGTCGCCGCTGATCACTTGGCTGGGCATGTCGAGAATGCCCAACGCCGAAACGGCGCCAGCCGTGCAGCTGACGCCGAAGTCGTTCAGGAACACCCCTAGGTCTTCACTGAGCGCCATCAGAAGCCTCCAGCTTGGGCTTGCGAGCAGCCTTCGGCTTGGGCTCCTCTGCCGGCGCCTCAACAGCGCGACCGATGCGCATCAGCTCAGCGGCAACCTCAGGGGTCAGCTCGAAAACCTTGCCGGCTTCCAAGAACTCACCGCGAGCTGCGCAGTCGGTAGAGATCAGAACCTTCATGAGAAGAAAGGGGGCCGGTTGCCCGGCCCCAGCTCCTATCAGGTGGTGATGTCGAGGATGGCGGCGAAGCTCTTCGGATCGCGCACAGCCACGTCATAGGTGACGATGCCGCGAACGCTGGTCAGAGCCTTGGCGAAGTCATCGCTCTCCTCACCCACGGTGATTTCAAGGCCGTTGCCCCAGAAGCCCACCATGGCCTGCGAGAAGTCACCCATCACCAGAGCGGAGCAGACGCCGCTGCTGGTGCCCTTGGTCAGGGTGCTGGGCACCTGGTTGGTCAGGGCCAGCGGATAGCCGTTGAGGTTGGCGGGGGTGGGGCCGCGGCCAATGGCGTTCAGCTGATCATTGACCAGGAAGGGACCATCGCCGGTGGTGGAACCGCCAGCACGCAGCTTCTTCAGAGCAGCGGAGACCTTGTAGTTGGTCAGGTAGGCCACGTTCGAGGCGTTGATCACGCCGTTGGCCTGCATCACGGCAGACTCCAGATCCACCACCTTTTCGACGGTGATCGCGCCACCGTTGGTGCCCATGGCCACGGAACCGATGCCCGAGGTCTGCATGATGCCGGTGGGCTGGCCGTTGGAGCCTGAGCCGTTCAGGATGCCCAGGTCGATGGCCAGGTTGATGCCATCAGTCAGGTCGCGGCGCACAAGCTGCTCGATGCCAGGGGTGCCCTGCAGAAGGGTCTGGCGGCTGTACTTGGACAGGGCTGCCAGGTTCTTGGGGCTCATGGTCACCTGATCAAAAGTCGATTCCGACTGAGTGATCGCGGTGGTCTGGGTGCTCAGGTAGTAGGTCGAGGCCACACCGGAGCGGCGGGGAATGGCCACGTTGCCGACCAGGCCAGGCATGGTGCGAACGCCCAGCTGGAGCATCAGCGCGTTGTTGCGCAGAAACTCGATGAACTCATCAGCCATCAGGTCGGTGGCAACCAGGTTGCCGCCGGTGGTGGCGCCAGAGGTCACATAGGTAGCGCGTTGGCCACCCAGAGCTGAGAAGGGAACGAAGAACGAACGCTCGGTGGTCTTGGCGATGCCGGACTTCTCCACTTCGCGGGAGAGCTCGCGCACCAGGCCAGCTTCACGGCTCGACCAGTCGCCTGTCAGCATCGCGCGGATGCCGGCGGTGATGGAGTAGGAGGAGCGCTCCTCAGTGGCCATCTCAACGGAGGCCACGGTCTCGACGGGCTTGGCGCCCAGCTTGTCGAGAACAGCAGCGCGAGCCTCATCGAGGCTGCGACCACCTTCAATCAGCTGACGACCAAGATCAGCCATGCCGTGCTTCTCAGCCAGAGCAGTGATGCCGGCAATACGGGCGCGCTCAGCCTTAGCAGCCTCAGCAGCCGCTTCAGCCCGCACCGCTGAAAGATCAGGGGTGTTTTCCATCGGAACCTCAGGTTCTGTTTCGGGGGTTGGGGATGCGGCGGGGGCCGCAGGTTGAACGTCGAGAGCACGCCCGACGCCGACCGTTGGGTCTGCAGGTATGCTAACCACGCTCACTTCGTAGGGACTCCAAGAAGTCGCCACGAAGTCGCCGGAGCCACGTTGCTCCATGTCATTGATTGCGTAGCCGAAGCTCACATTCCGGAGCACGCCATCGCGCACATCGGCCAGAACTTCCTGCGCAAAGGCATTGCGGCTGAACCTCACGTTCACATAGCCGCGCTTTTTCTTCCCGTCGATCCACGCGCGCTCCACCACGCCGATCACTTTGTTCGGGTCGTGATTGAACAGAAGCGGCGCTGAATCGTTCAGGCGCGCGAGATCCACGCTGCGCTCATCGTGCTGCAGGATCTCGTTCCCGAAATAACGGGCAACCGGGTATTCAGAGCTGAAGGGGAACTCAATCGAACGCTCGTCTTCGCTGACCGTGAAGTCAGCTACCTCGGCGCGCTTCAGGAGCTGCCCCTCAAGATCACGCGATTGGTTCATCGGTGTTCTCGGTGTCATCCTCGCCATTATCGTCGGTCTCGTCTGCATCGCTGGCGGGATCGATCTCCTCCGCCTGATCTTCTGCCGGGTCGCTCGGCTGCTCAGTGCCGGCGGCGTTCACCTCATGCGGATCGGTGTCGAACATCAGATCGAGCTCGTCAGCCATGCCGAGCTCAGCCGCGCGCGCGACCATTAGCTCCTCCAGGTCGCCGCCTTGCTCAGCCACCACCTCTCCAAGGGTCTTGAAGCCACAGCGCACAGCATCCTTGTAAGCCTGCACTTCCTTGGCAGGATCCACCCATGCCCATCCGCGGGGCATCCACCGGATCTGCCGGTAGCGCTCGGGATCGGTCTCATAAGCAGGCAGGTTCAGCACACCGCTCAGCACGGCCATCTCCAGCCATGCCTCAAACACCGGTTGGTGCAGGTTCTCGATCAGGAAGTGCTGCAGCGCGCGCCAGTGGTCACGATCCTCCAGCAGGCTTAGCCGGCTGCTGCTGTAGTTCGTCTGGCTGAAATCACGGCTGATGCTCTCGTAGCTGCAGCCGATGCCAGCCGCCATGGCCCGCAGCATTGCCCGCAGGAAGGGCTCGAACTGCCCATCAGGCGCATCGAGCTGCGGAACCGTCACCTTCTCGCCGGGCGCCAGGTACTTGAACACGCCAGGCTCGAAGTTGCTCACCCGCTCGCCGGCCATCACCTCATCGCCCAGCAGCTCACCCTCAGGGCTCTCAACGAAGCCCATCAGCGCCGAGCTGGCCCGTGCGCGGATCACCTCCGCCTCTTCGTAGCCGGCCAGGTGGTGCAGGCGCTGGATCGCAGTTGCCAGCCAAGGCACCCCACGGGTCTGGCCTGGCCTGTCGCACAGATACAGGTGGATGATCTCGCT